CGATTAATGGTATTTATGCAAGTTCCAAAGACCCTGAAATAAATAGATTAGTTAAGTTTGTTAAAAAGAATAAGAATGTTAAACGTATGCAATCAAAGGTAGAGAAAGCAGTTGCCACATTGCAGTCAAAATTTGGCAGAGATAGAGCTGGGGAAAACATGAAAAGATATGCTGGGCAGCTATTAAACGACTCATTACGAGATTTTGATGCAACATTAAACTTTAATAAATCTAAAGATGCTGGACTGACTTATGTTAAATATTATGGAGATATTATTCCAACCACAAGAGAGATTTGCAGAAATCTTGTTAATGGAGTATATAATAGACGAAAAGGTGGACTTTTTACAATTGATGAAGTCAGACGACTTTGGAACAGCACTAGCTGGGGTGGAAAGAAATCTGGAAACCCTTTAGTGGTTCGAGGTGGTTATAATTGTCGTCATCAATGGTCTTATGTCAATCCAGATTGGTATGACAAACAAGGCGAACTAATAATATAACAATAGGAGAAAATATGTCCGAAGAACAAAAGGTTGTTGCACCTGAAACGCAACAAACACCAACAGAAGAAGTAAAAGTAGAAGCACCCAAACAACAAACTTTTACCCAAGCTCAACTTGATAACATTATCAAATCAAGATTAGATGCCGAGCAAAAGAAACATCAAAGAACATTAGATGATGCAAAGAAAGCAGAACAAGAAGCTTTCAAAGAAAAAGAAGTTAAGGAAGCTAAATCAAAAGCCGAACTTGAAAAGCTTATGCAACAAAGAATATCTGAAAAAGATACAGAAATTCTAAAGTATAAGAATGAAATCAAGAAAGAAAGAATTGATAATTCTATTATGGCTGTTGCTTCCAAAAACAATGCCATCAATCCAAGCCAAGTGGTTTCTTTACTCAAAGATGCAATTAAATTAAATGACGATGGTAGAGTAGAAATACTTGATAATAATTCAAATATTCGTTATAACGAAAAAGGAAACCTCTTAACAATTGAAGAAAAAGTTAAGGAGTTCTTACAGGCGAATCCACACTTTTCCGTAAGTGGTAAATCTGGCACAGGAAGCCAGAGTTCTGTCGAGGGGAAAACTGTAAAACCTTTCAATATTCAGGATTTAGATATGAGTAAGCCAGAGGATCGTGCTAAATATGCAGAGTATCGCAAAGAACGAGACTCAAAACCTACTCAAATTAATTTAACAAGTAAATAATAAGGAAAAATAACAATGGCAAACGAAAGCACAAGTTCTACACTATCGGAACTATACACAGAGATAGTAGCTGAAGCATTGTTCGTAGCAAGTGAAAGATCAGTAATGAGACCACTTGTAAAAAACTATGCTATTAGCGGTGGTGGAAAGTCAGTCGAAGTTCCTATCTACGCAACAGTTTCTGCGGCGGCGGTATCGGAAGCAACTGATTTATCTAACACAGCAATCAATCCATCTTCTGTAACTATTACAGCAAGTGAAAATGGAATAATGACTACTTTGACAGATTTAGGAAGAAATGCGTCTCCTAGAAATGTTGCGGCAGACATTGGAAGATTGTTTGGAGAAGCAATCGCAAAAAAAATAGATGTAGATTTAACTGCACTATTTGATGGTTTCTCTACTGAAGTTAATGACGGAACAGCAGTCTTAAGTGCGGCTAATGTATTTAATGCAGTAGCACAATTAAGAAAAAATGGTGTTCCAACAGCGGACATATCAGGAGTATTTCACCCTCTAAATGCGTATGACTTAAAAAGTAATTTAACAAATACGTTTGCGGGTTTAAGTACTGAATTATCAAATGAAGCATTAAGAAATGGCTTCGTTGGTAAAGTAGCTGGAGTTAATATATTTGAAACTTCAAATATGGCGGACAGCTCTGGTAACAATCCAGGAACAACAGGCGATTACAAAGGTGCTGTATTTCATAAAGATGCTTTAGGTCTAGCAATGATGCAAGACTTGAAAATCGAAACTCAAAGAGATGCTTCTCTTAGAGCAGATGAAATTGTGGCAACATCAGTATATGGAGTTGGAGAACTTCACGACACTTATGGTGTTGAACTGAACGTAGATTCATCTCTACAATAGTAATACTTATATTAGGGCGAGAAATCGCCCTAATACTTACGAATAAACAAAGGAGAATGTATGAACATCAAACTAACCAATGGTAAAAAAATTATTACTAGATCAAAAGAACAATATGAAGCTAATATAAAAAATTTTAAAATGAGAGGTTTTAAATTAGTTTCTGATAAGGTAAAAGAAGTAAAGCAAGTTAATGACAAAGTAATTGCTAAAGCAAAAAATGTTGTTAAACTAAAGCCGAAAAAAGGCAAAAAAGGAAAAAAGTAAATGGATAAGATTAAAGAATATTGGAAAATGGCTAAAGCAAATCCTAAAGTATCAATAGGAATTGCGGTTGCTGTTTTGATTATTATATTAGCGGTAAAGTAACATGGCAAATTTTTCAGGTGCAAATGTTATAGCAGCTTCTGATGTAACTGCTTATCAAACCGATGCGTTTGATTTTGGTATTGCAAGTGGAGCATCTTCTGTTACAGCTTGGTTAGCACAAACCACTAATGACATATTACGAGATTTAAGAATTAAGTGGTGGCCAATGTATAAATCAAATATTTATACTGACATCACAGTTTTAAATACTGCTGAAATGGTTAATACTAAAGTTGATCTTGACCAGTTTGAAAGAGCTGGAGTGTATTTATTTTTATCAAGATTTTATCTACCAGCATTAACTAAATTTAGACCTGAAGCTGACAAAGACAGATTTGAAAGAATGATTGAGTTTTATTCATCAGCTTACGTTAAAGAATTTCAAACTATTTTAGAAGATGGTGTAAATTACGATAGCGATGCTGGTGGATCAATCTCTGCTAGTGAAAGAGAACCTTTACATGGCTTTAGAAGATTAACTAGATAATGGTTGCCGAAGTTAAATTAAAAACTAACTCCAAAGTCGTAGCCAAAAACTTTAAAAGACTAGCAAGAAAACTTCCCAGATTTATTGATAAAGGACTCCTACAAGCTGGATTTCATTTATTAGATATTATCAGAACTAAAACTGCCAAAGGACAGGATTTCAGAGGTAGTCCTTTTGCTCCTTATTCAGAGGGTTATTTAAAACGATTACAAAGAGAGGGTAAAAAAACAGCAGTAGATTTATTTTATTCAGGTCGAATGTTAGGTGCTTTGACTCCTAGCGGAAAAACTGTAAGAAAAATAGGTAATAATATTGTTGGTGTTTCTTTTTCCAATGCCCAAATGCGACAAAGAGCATTATTCAATCAAGTTCTTGGTAATACAAAAAGAGAATTTTTTGGCTTTAATTCAAGAACAGAAAATATTATAGGTAAAGCATTCAATAGATTTGTAGAAAAACAAATAAGGGCAACAAGAATATGAGTGTAAGAGAAGATATAGCGAGTAATATTAAAACAGTTATAGATGCCATCAGTAGTCCTGATGTTAAGCTCTGTACTAGACAGCCATTTGAATTAGAAGAATTATCACAAGCACAATATCCAGCAGTTATTATTCAAACATCAGAAGAAAATAGAGAAGATCAAGAATTAGGAAGTGGTGCTAAAATGAGAGTAGGCACGATTGACTTTGTTGTATTAGGTTTTGTTAAAGGTGCGAATACCAACATAGATACATTAAGAAATGCTTTAATTACAGCGATTGAAACTGCTTTAGAAACTGATATAACAAGAGATTCCAATGCACTCGATACCGAAGTTGTCCAAGTCGAAACCGATGAGGGTACATTATTTCCAGTAGGCGGTATTAGAATGGTTGTAAGATGTATGTATAAATATGATGCTGGAACACCATAGGAGAAACAATGTCAGTAGATAAAATATTAGATAAGATAGCAAAAAAAGTACATCAAATAGAAAAATTACACGATAAAGAATCTTTACTTTGTGAAGAGGTTAAAGATTTGGTAGAAGAGGTTAGAGAAGAACAAACAGATATTGATGAAGAAGAGGATTTTGAGGAAGAAGAACTTGACGAAGATATTGACGAAGAAGAAGAAAAGGATTAAAAGGAATTATGGCTAAAGATATTAAAATGAGTAAAGGTTCAGAAGAAGTAATAGTTAATGAAAATTCTGTTGCTAAATTTGAAAAGCTTGGCTATAAAACAATTAATGGTAATAATAAAGTTGTGATTAAAGGTTCACAAGGTAAAGTGAATATCCAACCTAAAAAACCAGAATTTAAAAACAAGGAGAATAAATAATGGCACATCATGGTAAAGAGGGTGTTGTTAAGGTAGCTGGTAATGTGGCGGCAAATGTTACTGGTTTCACTTTGGAAACGTCAGCAGATGTTGTTGAAAATTCAGCTTTAACAAATTCTGCAAAAACTTTTACAGCAGGTAGAACTTCATTTAGTGGATCAATCGAATGCCACTGGGATGAGGGCGATACTGCACAAGAAGCATTAGACGTAGGTACAAGTTTAGCTTTCATTTTATTACCAGAGGGTAATGACAGTGGAGATGTATCTTTTAGTGGAACAGGACTTGTAACAGGAATGTCAGTCGCAGTCACTATGGATGGTATCACTTCAAGAAGTGTTACTTTTCAAGGAACTGGTGCTTTAACTCAAGGTACTGTATCGTAATAATTTATGTCAGTCATTGACAGAGTCAAAACTCATTTTGAAACTCTTAAAACGATCACGATTGAAGTTGAGGAGTGGAAAGATGAGAATGGAAATGCGTCTGTCTTTTATTCAGAACCTTTAACTCTTGAAGAAAAAAATGTTATCTTTAAAAAATCAAATAACTTTCAAGATTTAACAGTATTAGTTGATTTACTAATCATGAAGCTCATGGTTAAAAATGACAAAGGCGAAATGAAAAAAGCTTTTGAACCTGAAGATAAATTCTCTTTAAGAAAAAAAGCAGACTCCAATGTTATTGCAACAATAGCCAATCGAATCCTTGCCGATACCCAATACGAGGATGCCGAAAAAAAGTAGATAGCGACCATGCTACAAGGTCGCTTTTAGTTGTAGCCGACAGACTTAAAATCACAATCCAACAAGTTTTAGATATGCCTGTAAGCCATTATAATTTATGGTTAGCTTACTTGAAAAAAGAAGAAGATGAGTATAAAAGTCAAGAGAGAATGGCTAAACACAAAAGGTAATAAATGGCACAGAAATTAAAAATAGATATAGTAGCAAAAGATAGGTCGAAACAAGCCCTACAAGGTTTGCAAGGAAGCTTGGGTAGATTAAAAGCTTCTGTTTTTAATTTAAGAAATGCCTTTATAGGTTTAGGTGCTGGTCTTGTTATTAGAAATATTGTTAATACAGGAAAGCAAATTGAAAACCTACAAGTTCAATTAAAATTCTTATTTGGTTCAGCACAAGAGGGTGCAAAAGCTTTTGATGAAATGGCGAAGTTTGCCTCTAAAGTTCCTTTCTCCCTAGAAGAAATACAAAAAGGTTCTGGAGTTCTTGCAGTTGTTAGTGATGATGCTGATGAACTTGCAAATCTTATGAAGATAACTGGTAATGTTGCGGCTGTAACAGGACTAGATTTTAAAACAACAGCCGAACAAATCCAAAGATCATTGTCAGCTGGTATATCTGCCGCAGATTTATTTAGAGATAAAGGTGTTAAAGATATGTTAGGTTTTAAAGCTGGTGCAACAGTATCAGTAGAAGAAACAGTAGCGGCTTTTGAAAGAGTCTTTGGACAAGGTGGAAGATTTGATGGTGCTACTGATGAACTAGCCAAAACATTTAGTGGTACTCTCTCAATGATAGGCGATAAAGTTTTTAACTTTAAAAGAGTCCTATTAGATGCTGGTTTCTTTTCTCAATTAAAAGCACAATTTGGCGATCTTAATAAAACATTAGAAAAAAATTCAGAAACAATGGATAAGATAGCAATTACTATTGGAACATCTTTAGCAGTAGCAGTTGAGGGATTAGCCAATGGAATGAAACTTTTAGTAAAACACTCATCAGAAGTAATGGAAGTATTAAAATTTTTAATATCATTAAAAATTGCGGCTATGTTTTTAAGATGGGGTAGAGCATTAGTTTCGGTTGTTGTTCCATTAACTACTATTACAGCTTTATCAGGTGTAGGTATAGGTTTAGTTGTTGCCGCTGCTGCCGCTGGTACTACTGCTTATTTCCTTCTAGGAAAACAATTAGATGAGATAGCGGAAAAAATAAATACAAATTTTATTGCTAATAAACAATTAACTGGTGCTGGGCCTTGGACTATGTTTGGAACAGAAGTAAAAAAAGTGAAAAAAACATTAGAAGAAGCAGAAGAACCAATTAAAACAATTCAAGAACAATTTAAAGAATTAAATAAAGGTGCTATTACTAAAATAGAAGAAAAAATTAAAAATATAAATACTATTGTTGCAACAGGCATTAGTAGCGGTATCACAAAAATGTCAGATGGATTAGCAAGGTCTATCATACTTGGAGAGAAACTATCAGATACATTTAGAAAAATGGCAAGTGAATTATTAGTTAGAATTTTAAGCACGACAATAGAAGTGATTACAAGAAAAGGTGTTGAACTTGCTATTGAAAAATTAATTACAAAAGAAAAACAAAAACAATTAGCCCTTTCTGGTGTTTCAAACTTAATGGGATTAGGATCATTAGGAGGTTTCTTTCGTAAGCAACATGGAGGAGCAGTATCAAAAGGCACACCAACTATTGTAGGAGAACGTGGGCCAGAGTTATTTGTACCTAATCAAACTGGACAAATTACTCAAAATGCTAGAGGAACTGGTGGGGGTAGTGTTTCAGTCAATTTTAGTATCACAACTTTAGATGCTACTGGGTTTTCTGAAATGTTAGCACAAAACAGAGGAACAATTACTTCTATTATTAATAATGCTATGAATGAAAAAGGAGCAAGAGGTATCGTATAATGAGTGGAGCATTTCCAATATCAACTTCTAAATTTGAAACATTAGGCATTAAGTCTATTCAACCCACTATTATTTCTAAATCAATAAGTGGAAAAAAATTATCAAGAACGATTGATGCACAGAGATGGGCATTTACTATTTCTGTTATTACATCAACTAGAGCAACTGCGTATGGAGAGTTAATGGCTTTTATGGTTAAGCAAAGAAGTGGAAAAGAAAACTTTACTGTTGTTCCTCCAGAAATAGAAGATGCTAGAGGAAGTGAAACAGGAAGTGTTTTAGTTAATGGAGTTCACGCAGTTGGAGATACAACAATCGCTATGGATGGATTTGCTGGAGATGGTTCAGGAAGATTTAAGATGGGAGATTTTATTAAATTTGCAAGTCATACAAAAGTTTATATGGTGGTTAGTGATGTTACTTCATCAAGCAATGCAGCAACAGTTACGATTGAACCACCCATCATAACAGCTTTAGCAGATGATTCAGCAGTTACTTATGATGATGTTGCTTTTACAGTTCATCTAACTAATGATGTTCAAGAGTTTGGAATTGTGGGAGTTGATAAAGATGGAAACAATTTATACAAATATGAATTTGATGTTGAAGAAACTTTATAATTTTATCATAGGAGGAGGTTATATGCCAAAAAAGAAAAAGAAAAAAAAGAAGAATAAGAAGAAGAAAAAAGGCAATAAGAAAAAAAAGAAAAGATAGACCATGAAATACTTGGTTAAGTATTGGATCAATGTTGATATGTTGGCTGAAGAGGTCGTAGAAAGTGAACACATTAACATTGATACAAATGATTTAGGAAAATTTAAACAACCAAGTAAAGATGCTAAATATAAATTAATAGATACAATAAAGGTAAAACGAACAAGTTACGAACAATATGACAAGGAGTCTAACATCAGGGGTAAAAACCCATCTAGCAACAAATGAAATTAAACCTGTTCATTTGATTACCATAGGTTTTGGCACACCACAAAATATTACTGACTGCGTTCACGATTTAACTTCAAGTGTTTCAGGTTCTAGTGTTACTTATACATCAAATAGTTTTTTAGTTAATATACCAAGTTATTCAGAGGAAACTGATATTAATAAATCCAGCTTAACCATTGCTTTATCAGGAGCAGATCAAACCTATATCTCATTAGCTCTGGCAGAGAATATTGTTAATGATGCAGTTACAATTTACAGAGCATTTTTAGATGCTAGTAATGCCATTATTGCTGATCCTTTTTTATTATATAAAGGCAATATAGAAACATACTCAATTCAAGAAACAGCAACAGATTCATTGTTAAATCTTAATGTTGTTTCACATTGGGCAGATTTTGAGAAAAAATCAGGAAGAAAAACTAATAGTACATCTCAACAAAGATTTTTTAGTGGAGATTTAGGTATGGAATTTTCAAGTGAAAATGTTTTAGATATTAAATGGGGTAGATCATAATGGGATTTCCAAGTTTTTCATCATTTAATCCTTTATCAGCCGCAAAAAAATTTGTAGCTAAACATATAATAAACAAAATACCTTTTTTACAAAACATAAATCCGTGGATTGCTCTAGGAGTCTTTGCGATTGGTTGGTTATACTTCTCATCAAGACGACCTGAAAGTCCTGACTTTGGCGATAGCGATTTTAATAATTTTGAAAAAGGTATTTTACTTAATCATCAATCCAACGATATGTCTATTCCTGTTGTTTATGGAACTAGAAAAATTGGTGGGGTTAGATGTCTGGTAGAAACTTCAGGAAGTGATAACACCTATTTATACATAGCATTAGTGTTATGCGAGGGTGAAATTGAAAGTGTAGAAAAAATTTATATTGATGATAAAGAAGTTACTTGGACAGGAGCATTAACTAACGATACTTCAAGAACAGTAGCTTCAAGCGATGGTAATTTTTATAAAGATAGTACCAGCTTAATAGAAGTTAAAGCACACACAGGAACAGATGCACAAGGACAATGCAGTTTATTAGGTCAATTAGATTCTTGGACTTCTAATCATAGATTAAGAGGGATTGCATATTTAAGTTTAAAGCTTAAATGGAATCAAGATGCCTTTGCTGGATTGCCCAACATCAAAGCATTAGTAAAAGGTAGAAAAGTTTATAATGCAAATTTAGATGGATCAGTTACAGGTGGAAGCGGAAGTCATAGACAAGGAGATACTTCAACGTGGGAATATTCAGATATTCCTGTTTGGAATTTATTAGATTATTTAAGAAACGAAAGATTTGGAAAAGGATTACCTGATAGTGCGTTTGATTCTAACTGGGCAGATTGGCAAACTGCAGCAGATGTATGTACTGCTAATGTTGTTAATGTAAGTGGGGGTTCTAATATTGCTTTGTTAAATTGCCACGCAGTTATAGATACATCAAGAAAAGTTATAGATAATGTAAGAGAATTAACAAAAGGGTGTAGAGCATTTCTTCCTTATGTAGGTGGTAAATATAAAATTATTGCAGAAACAACTGGTTCAGCTTCAATCACTTTAACCGAAGATGATATTATTGGTGGATATAATTTATCAAGTGAAAGTAAATCAAATAAATTTAACAGAGTCATTGTCAGTTATGTTAATCCTGATCGTAATTACCAAGTGGATGAAGTTCAATGGCCAGAGATAGATGATAGTGGTTATACGTCAGCCGACCAACACGCAACAATGAAAACTGCTGATGGAGGTTTTCTTTTAGAGGGAAGATTTGATTTTACTACTATTACAAATAAATACCAAGCCACAGAATTAGCAGAAATAATTTGTAGAAGATCAAGAGATTCAAAAGGACTACAATTAACAGTAGGATTTGATGCTTATGATTTAGCCATAGGAGATATAGTTAATATTACCCTTTCTTCTTTAGGTTATTCTGCAAAACCACATAGAGTGATTGGTATTACTTTTAACGAAGATTACACAATAGATTTAAGTTTAGTTATTCATCAAGATTCCCATTATACTTGGGTTTCTAAAAATTCCGCAACTGCAACACCCAGCACAACACTTCCTAATCCTTATTCTGTTACAGCTCCAGCATCAGTTACCTTAACCGATGAATTAGTTGAGTATTCAGATGGAGTAGTTTTAACAAGATTAAATATTGTTGTAGGAGCAAGTACCGATCAATTTGTTCAATACTATCAAGTCGAAGCTAAACAAAGCACAGAATCAGATTATAAAATTTTAGGTAAAGGAACTCAATTAAACTATGAAATGTTAAACGTAGTGGATGGAAAAATTTACAATGTTAGAGTTAAATCTATAAATGCTTTAGGAGTTTCATCAACTTATACCTCATCTACAAGAACTATCATTGGTGCAACAGCTACTCCTAGCGATGTATCTGAATTAGCAGTATCTATGGTGGGTTCGGATTCCATGCAATTACAATGGACACCTGTCGCAGATTTAGATGTATCTTATTATGCAATTCGTTATCAAGATGTTGCAAGTGGTGCTGGTTGGAACTCATCAACAAACTTAACCCAAGTCGTAAGAAGAAAATCAAATAGTGTTACTGTTAATGCAAGAACAGGAGCTTTTTTAATTAAAGCTGTTGATAAATTAGGAAACGAATCTGCAAATGAAGCGATTGTATATTCTAATATTTCAAGTTTAGAACACTATACAGATGTTGCAACTTATAACGAAGAAACAGCAAGTGCAGTTACAGGATTAGGTTGGAATGGAACTTTTGATGGAAATTGTGTTAAGGGTATGGATTCTTCTGATATTGAAGTGGCTACTTTAGATACGATTACTCAATTTGACGATACTGTGGGGGATTTTGATGATGCAGAGGGAGTATTTGATTTAGGGGGAACTGATACGACTTCAAATCCTACTTATTATGCTTCTAATATTGAATCATCAGGAAATTATATCGGTGCAAATACGATTACTTTGGATGCCATCTATGACGCAACTTTCCAAGCTACGATAGATATGGTTACAAATGATATGTATGATTTAGTAGATTCTGGAAGAAATGTTGGGCCAACTGGATTGTGGGATAATGCACAAGGCCCTATAGATGGAACTGCACCCTCAAAATGCAATGCCTTTTTACAAGCTGGTTCAAGTACAAGTTCTTTAGGAGCAATTACGACTTATGCAGATATTTCTCAACAAGCAACTTTAAAAGGAAGATATTTTAAATTTAGGTTAAAATTGACGAGTGATGACAATAATGCTAGACCTGAAGTTTCTAGTATGCAAGTAAAATTAGTATTAGAAAAAAGATTAGAAAGTGAAGAAGATGTGGAAAGTGGAGCTGGAGCAAAAGCCATTACTTATTCTAATGCTTTTTATGCTAGTCCAGCAGTAGGAATAGCTGCACAAAATATGGCGACAGGAGATTACTATACAATTTCAAGTAAAACAAAAACAGGATTTACCATAACCTTTTATGGTTCTGGTGGAAGTGGTGCTGGAGCATTAAATAGAACCTTTGACTATGTAGCGAAAGGATATGGTTTGAAATCTGCTAGTTAATGTTATAAAAAGAGGATATAAGGATAAAAAAATATGAGTTCAGTTTCAGATTATAGTTTAGCAAATCAAGGGTTTAGTGCGTTTCGTACTGAATTAAATAATATATTAGGTGCGGTCAATACACATAACCTTGCAACATCAGCTCCATCCAGTTTAGCTGCTGGAAGTATATGGGTGGATTCAAGCTCGGCTGGAACACATACTTTAAAATATTATGATGGTTCAGATAGTATTACTTTATGCAATGTTAATACATCAGCAAACACAGTAGATTTTAT